AAGGTGGATCTGTAGTTCAGATGAAATCTGGATATGTTGAAGAAGCAGCTCTTAAAGAAAATAGACCACCTTTAACAATTTATGGACCAGGATTCTTTGTTGAAGACTATACATTTAAAGAAAGAACAGATGAGACTTTCTTAGATGAGAATAATGGAAGATTTTGTATAACACCACAGTTCCCTAATGGAGTTTATGCTTATTTTGCAACTCTTAGCAATTCTGGTGCTGAACAAGGTGGTCAGTTTAATAGTTACAAATTACCAGCATTCCCATATCTTTTAGGTGATAATTATCAATCAGCACCTGATTCGTTTAACTTTACGCAATATTCTAATCAAGATGATTATCTATTAGAAGAAGATGCTTGGTATAGAAATACTACACCTTACAATTTAATTGAAGGTGATATTAGATATCCCTACTTACCAATTCCAGATAGTTTAAAACAAACAATAGACATAAAAGGAACTCGACCAGGAACTATTCAGAGTGTGGGGATTATAACAGGTGGAAGAAATTATAGAGTAGGTGATAAAGTAGTATTCGATAATGAAGGCACTAATGGTGGTGGAGTAGCTGCTCAAGTTGCAACACTTGTAGGTAAATCGATTGAGAGTGTGAGTGTTGCTACTAGCACCATAACAGGTGCTGAGATTTATCCTGGTCCTCAAAAAGGTCAATATACAGTTATAACTGATGAACCTATTCAATGGATTAATAATGATCTTGTTACTGTAACTGGATTATCAACAACATCTTCAAATATTGAAGGAAATTATAATGTTGGTATTAGCTCCAATAGGTTAATTGTAGCAGGAGTAGGAACCACTGCAGTTGCAATAGGAACTGATGGTGCAACTGGTATTGTCACTCATTTTGATGTTTTAGGTGATTTAAGATTCCCTAATATTAGATCTAATGATATTCTTGGAATAGGAACAGAAACTATAAAAGTATTAAATGTAGAAACAGCAAATTCAAGAATTAGAGTATTGAGAGGTGTAAATGGAGTTACAGGAGTTTCTCATACAGTCACTTCAGAAATTTTAGAACACCCCAGAAAACTTACTGTTAATCCTGGAATTACTTCTACTTACGAATACAGAGTTAACAAACAAGTTTACTTTGAGCCAAAAGAAGCAGTTGGTGTATCTACTTTAGGTGGAGTAGGTATTGGTAGTACTCTTGTATTCTCCAATCCTGGTATTGGATTAACTCAACTGTTTGTTTATTCCAAACAGATGTATCTTCCAAAGCATGAGTTAAAAACTGGTGATAAAGTAACCTATTCTCCAGGAAATGGAACAGGTATTACTATTAGAGAAGATGGAAAAGCAGGTACTGCTTCTGGAATAACAACTTTACCAAATGGAAAGGATTTATTTGTTGCAGTCGTTAATGAGAATGTAATTGGTTTATCTACATGTAAGGTAGGTTTAGGTACTACTGGAACGTTTGTGGGCATTGCAAGCACACAGAGAGACTCTACAACGTTCTTCTTTGCAGGAATAGGAACTGGAGTATATCATAGTCTTAAAACTAATTATGAAGTAATTACAGGAGAAATTAATAGAGTTAAAGCTACTGTTTCTACTGGAGAAACTCATGGATTATTGAACAATGATCATGTGGTTATGAATGTTAGTCCTGGTATTTCCACAACTATTATTGTTAAGTATAATGATTATAATAGAAAGATAGTAATTGATCCAAAATCATTTATAGCAGCAGGAGTAAACACTACAACTAATACATTAACAATATCCAATCATGGATATGAAACAGGTGATAAAATTATTCATACTTCTGATATACCATGTGGTGGTTTAGTTGATCAACAGATTTATTATATTGTTAAAGTTGATGATAATAAATTCAAATTATCAGATACATATCATGATTCAATTGAAGAAAAACCACCCATAGTTGGAATTACTAGCACCTCTGTAGGAACTATTAATCCAATAAATCCAGAAATAAAAATATACAAAGATTGTAGTGCTGTTTTTGATCTTTCTGATACATCCTTATCATATGTGAACCAAGCGACAAATTATTCTGCATTTAACTTTACTTTATATAAAGATGAGAATTTTACTAAAGTTTTTGACACTTCAACTTTAACAAAAGATTTTAATGTTGTAAGAAATGGGGCTGCTGGTATTTCAACCGATGCTAATGTTACCCTAACAGTAACAAAAGAAATTCCTACTGAATTATTCTACAAATTAGATCCTATTTACGATAGTAATCTTCCTGATGTTAAAAAAGAAGTAACTGTTGATAAGGATGTTATTTCTGGAAGTCAAGTAACTATTTTAGAGAGTTTATATAATGGTAAACAGAAGATTACAATAGCAGCAACAAATCAGTTTACATATACTTTACCTCAAATTCCCGAAAAAACATCTTATGGTTCTTTATCGGATTTGACTTATGAAACTGATAGTAAGAATGCATTTGGTGAAATATTATCATTTGAAATAAAGAATCCTGGTAAAAATTATTATTCTCTTCCAGGAATTACTACGATTAATAGTGCAGAAGGAACTGATGCAATTATTTCTGGTGTTAGTACTTCTATTGGTAAAATTAAAACTGTAAAACTTAGAGATGTTGGATATAACTTCCCATCTGACCCAACTTTGATGCCAAGTGCTTCATTACCACAAGTTATTGAATTAGATGCTCTTAAATCTGTTGAATCTGTTGGTATAACTTCATTTGGTGTTGGTTATCTTTCTGCACCTGACCTTTTAGTGATTGATGGATTTACCAATAAACCTGTTTATGATCTTGATTTAAGATATACATTAGGCAATCCAAATGTAGAAATCTTGAAGAATACGTTTGGTATTCATGACGCACCACCTACTGTTATTCCTCTTAAAAATTCTAATGGAGTTGGTATTAGCACTGTTGGATTCAATACCATTAGTAAAAATGTAACTGTTACTCTTGCCACTGGATTTAGCACTGCAAATAGCTTCCCATTTGAAGTTGGTGATTTAGTTTATATTGAGGGTATTAGTGTAGGTATAGGAACAACGGCAAGAGGATATAATTCTTCAGAATATGATTATAAACTTTTCAATCTGACTGAAGTTGATCCTAATTTAGGTGGTATTGGAAGTATTACTTATAACCTTACAGATTTCTTTGGGGATCTAGCACCTGAATTAACACCAGGCACATATGACTTTGTTAACTCAGCAGGAAGAGTTGTTCCTCAAAAATACTTCCCACAATTTGATGTTAAATTAACAAAATCAAATGATTATGTTCCTGGCGAAACTGTTACTGGAACTCTTAGTAGCACAACAGGTGAAGTTCAATATTGGGATGCAAGCACTGGTATTTTAAGAATATCTGCTCAAAAAGATTTTGTAGTTGGTGATATTATAGTTGGTGGTGCTTCTGGAGTTCAAGGAACTGCTACATCTATTAAATCATTTGATGCATATCTTAAATTAGCAGCAACTGCTAGAGTAGAGGGTGGTTGGGAGACAGAATCTGGATTCTTTAATAGAACTCTACAAAGATTCCAAGACAGTGACTATTATCAGAATTTATCATACTCATTAAGTTCTAGAGTTGACTATGAGGTTTGGGATGATGCAGTTTCTACTTTAAACCATACTCTTGGATTTAAAAAGTTTGGTGATTATCAGTTAGAATCAACTCCTGATCAAAAAGACTCATTGGTCGTTGGTTTATCAACAGAACTATCTGCTTATACAGTTGTTAATGAGTTACAATCCACTGTTAATATGAATACTGTTGAAGATTTTGATCTTGCTTCAGAAAATGTCTTAAGTATTGGTAATGACACTGTTTCTACTGAAATATCTTTCTCAAGTAGAATTTTAAAAGATTTCCAAGAATCTATTGGTAATAGAGTGGTTTCTATTGATGACTTTAGTGGAACATTTAATAGTTTTCCAAGATCTACTCGATATACAACAGTTGCTTCTTGGACTTTAGCAGAAAGAAGAGCATTAAAGTATTTCCTTTATGTTAAAGATAAGAGATTCACTGCTCAAAGACAATTAACTATTGTTGACATTGTTCATGATAATGATTTTGGATATCTTAATCAATATGGAAAAATAGACACTGTTAGTGATCAAGGTGATTTTGACTTCGCAATTTCTGGTAGTTTAGGTGAATTAAGATGGTATCCTGTAAAATATTCTGTCAATGATTATTGGATTGCTAGCCTTTCCTTTAATTTGGATGACAATGCATTAAGCACTGGAAGCACAGTTGTTGGACCTTCTATTGTTGATACTGAAAGTGTGGCAATTGGTGTTGGAATCGGAACTACAACAATTGTAGGTATTGCAAGCACTTATAGGTCTGCTCATGTAATGGTATCAATTAATCCTGATATTAATCGTGAAGAATTTGAATATAACCAATTTAATATTATTCATGATGGAACTACTGTTGATATAATGGAATATGGTCGATTATCGACGAATATAACTGAAGGATATGTAACTCGTACTGGTATGGGAACTTATCATGGATATATTGACAATGATTTATTAAAAATCGATTTCTATCCAAATTCTGGTGTTGGTATTGGTACAACTGGTGCTATTAACACCATGTTAGTTGGAATGGCATCTTCTGAATATAGTGGCATATCTACAGTAGAATTAAAACATGCTATTCTTGAATCTAGATGCACTGGTATTGGATCTACAACATCTCCTGTTGAAAACGTTATAGCAGAGTATACAACTGATTATCAAGCTGCTTATTGTTATATTCAAGTTACTGATTGCACTAATAAGGCATATCAGATGTCAGAATTTCTTGCTATTAATGATTTTGTTGAAGATGAAGCACAAGAAAGTTATGATGTTCAATTTGGTGATATCTATTCTGGTAATGCTGGTTTAGGAACATTTGGCACAAGAGTTTCATCTGCTGGAACAATGTCTATTCTCTTTACTCCAAATGCAGGTATTGATGTTCATACTAATGTATGGAGTAATGCATTAAGAATTAATGATGATCTTAAAGACACAATTGACTTTGATAATGGTGCAATAGAATCTGGATTTGGTGATTATGAAGGAACTGATCGTGCTGTTAAGAGACAATTTGAATTAAAGCATAGATCAGACACTATATTTGAGAAACCATTTGTTGGTGAAGATAGTTCTATTGTTAAAGTTGATGATGATACTATTATTCTACCAAACCACTTCTTTGTTACTGGAGAGCAACTTTCATACAATCATGCTGGTGCTGGTAAGACAATGGCAGTTGGTATTGCTACCACTAATGGATTTGTTGGAGTTGGCACAACTAATAAACTTCCTGGAACATTTTTTGCAGTTAAGGTTGATGATGACTCGATTAAGATTGCAGAGACTGCTGAAAAGGCACTGAAGACTGTTCCAGAAGTAGTTGATATTACTAGTGTTGGAATAGGAACTTCGCATAGATTTAATTCTATTAATCAGAATTCTAAGTTATTAGTCTCTATTGATAACATAATTCAGTCTCCAATAGTTTCTACAGCAGTTACATCACATTTAACTTCGCAAGTTGATACTACTGATGAATTTTTAAATCTTGCAGGAATTACCTCAATCTTTGGTGGTGATTTGGTTAAGGTTGGAGATGAGATAATGCGAGTGGATGGTGTTGGTATAGGTCTTACTAATAGGATAAGGGTTAGAAGACCTTGGATGGGAACAGCTCTTGCTGGATATAGTACTGCTACTGTAGTTACTAAAGTTGTTGGTAATTATAATATTGTTGATAATACTATTAACTTTGTTGATGCTCCAAGTGGTAATGTTCCTTTAAGTACTACTACAAATAGACCTGATGAGAGAGATTGGGTTGGTATTTCAACTGGATCTAGTTTTGAAGGAAGAATGTTTATGAGATCTGGTGTTCCAGATACTCCATACGAAACATATTATAGAAACTATGTGTTTGATAGTCTTTCTGATCAGTTTACTGGACAAAAAGCAAACTTCACTCTTAAATCTAGTGCAGCAAATGTCTCTGGATTAACTACAGATAATGCAATTATTCTTGTTAATGACGTATTCCAAACTCCTGGTACACTAAACAATTATACTTTAGCTCAAACAACTACTGGTATTACTACTATTACCTTTACAGGAACTGGTAGTTCTGTATCTGGAGATCCTAATGTAGGAACACTTCCTCTAGGTGGTGCGATTGTTTCTGTTGCTTCTACTGAGGGGTTTGGTTATCAACCATTAGTAGCAGCAGGTGGAACAGCAGTTGTTTCTACTGCAGGAACTATTACATCAGTAAGTATTGCTAATACAGGTTCTGGTTATAGAGTAGGTGTTCAAACTGCTGTAAATGTTGCTATTCAAACTTCTACCCTACCAGGCACAAGTATTATTGGAATTGGAACAGCACAGATTTCTGGAGATGGACATATCACAGGTGTTGCTATCACTAATCCATATGTGTTTAATATACCTGTCTTTATATCAAATGTAGGGTATGATACGGTTACTGGATTAACTACAGTTACTACATCTAGTGCTCATGGATTCTCTGTAGGTGAAGAAGCAGATATAACTGGTATTGCATTTACATGTCTATCAGTTGCTCCAAAGACTATAAGTAATTTTGTTTATACTAAAGCAACTGGTATTGCAACAGTTACTACATCTGGTGCTCATGGTTTTGTTGCTAATGATGATATTATTTTGACAGGATTAGCTATTACTGAAGGTAGTAGTAATATTACATACCCAAGAACATCGGATCCATATTATACAGGTTCTAGAATTAGTTCTGTGCCAAACACAACTAGTTTTGTTGTTCAAGTTGGTACAAGTAGCACTGCACTTCAATATACATCTGGTGGTACTGCTCAGTTAATTAAGTTACCTACCAATTTCCCTGTTGATAGCACACCAGTTACTCGTGTTATAGATACAACTTCTTTTGCCTTTGATGCTGGAATATCTACACAAACAAACCTTTATAACAGAGGTGGTGTTGTTAGAAGACCACTTAAAGTTATTGTTGATAGTCCATTATCATATAGTGGTATTGCTTTAACTTATTCCTCTGATAGTCCTGCAGGAGTTGGAACAGGTGGTATAGTTGATGTCGTTGTTGGGCAAGGATCAAGTATAATCAGTTTCACAATTACTAACACAGGAAGTGGTTATGGTAATGATGAAATTCTAACTTTACCTATCGGAGGTCCTACTGGTATTCCTACTGATCCAACT